GGTATCCGTATTCTTCCAAGTCGTGAAGGTGGTTCATTCATACGTAGATATTGTGGATATGAAACTGATGCTTCAATAAAAATGATGAATCGTTGGAAGAAAGAAAGGTCTTTTGCAATTACTACATCTGGATATCATACTTACTTTGGTATGGCATCATCTGCTTTGAATAATGATGGAGAGTTTACGGTTAAAGAAGACGCAACAAAAGCAGATATTAAGAGAGCATTTACGAAAAGTCTTAAAGGTAAGAAGATGAATAAGAAAATATTAAGTGAATTTATAGAATTGGTAGCTTGATAAATAAAGTTACCTTACAATAATATTATGGTTAGAGTTACAGCTAAAGACGCACAAGCTATGAAGGATGCATACGCAAAAATGTATGCACCAAAAGAAGAACCCAAGGTTGAAGCGGAACCTCCTAAAGAGGAACCTGCAACAGAACCCGAAGCAACTACAGAAAAATGACTAGATTTTCAGAACTGTTAATGACGAATGAAGTTCATTCTGCATATGAAGATGTCACAACCACAACTTCAGTAGAAGATACATCTCCTGCTTCAGTAGAAGAACCTGTGAATCCAAAACCTCTTGATTTTGAAACTATGTCAAAACTTGAGTTAGAAACATTTGGTCGCACAATCGGTATTGAATTAGATAGAAGACATAATAAAACAAAACTAATTAAACAATTACAAGACCATATTGAATATATGGAGACAATGTAAACCAGTTGACAAAGTGGCACACAAGGGGTTTACCACCCCCTTTTTTTTAACTATAATATAGGTATAGTTAAGAAACAAACCTTTTATTATTATGCCCTTTGAATTAAAAATGACTTCCGAGCAAGCAATCGAAAAACTCAAGAACCTATACGGTACTGAGATTACAACAGCAGATATCAAAGCATTCTGTGCAATGAATGATATTACTTATCAAACAGTTACTAAGAAATTAGCAAGTTTTAAAGTATCAAAAGGAAAGTGGAATCTTGAAGTTACTCAAAAAGATGTAGAGCAGATTGAGAGAACATTCCATCTCCTGCGGTATTACCTGCATCTGAAAAGAATTTAGTTCCTGCAGTTGATGAAACATTCTTTAAGTTTGGAAACTTTGCAGATATTAAGAAAGTAATACAATCAAAACAATTCTATCCAACATTCATTACTGGTTTATCTGGTAATGGTAAGACATTCTCTGTAGAGCAAGCTTGTGCTCAGTTAGGTAGAGAACTTATTCGTGTAAACATTACTATTGAAACAGATGAAGATGATCTTATTGGCGGTTTCCGTCTTGTTGATGGTGCCACAGTATGGCATAACGGACCCGTTATCGAAGCACTCGAACGAGGTGCAATCTTGCTCCTTGACGAAATCGACCTTGCCTCTAACAAAATCCTCTGCCTTCAGAGCGTCCTTGAGGGAAATGGAGTTTTCCTTAAAAAGATTGGCAGATTCGTTAGACCCGCCAGAGGATTCAACATACTCGCCACCGCAAATACTAAGGGTAAAGGTTCAGACGACGGACGCTTTATTGGAACTAACGTGCTCAACGAAGCATTCCTTGAAAGGTTCCCAGTAACATTTGAGCAAGCATATCCAAGTGTAAACAACGAAATCAAACTTCTAGGATTACATGCAGATAGAGTCGGTGTCAAAGATGCAGAGTTTGTCAAGAAATTAGTAGATTGGGCAGACATAATCCGCAAAACATTCTATGATGGTGGTATCGAAGAGTTAATCAGTACTCGTAGATTGGTTCACATACTTCGTGCATATTCTATCTTTAAGAATAAAGCAAAAGCAATCCAAGTTTGCATCAATCGTTTTGATGACGAAACAAAGCAATCATTTATGGAATTGTATGATAAAGTAGATGCAGACTTTGAAATGCCTGAGACAAATGAATCTGTGGAAAAGTTATAAAGATGTCCTACACGAAATGTTCCCTCTCCATAATCGGGCAGGGAGCGTTTGGGCACAATGGGAAAGTAAAGGAACTTCCTTAACAGCAAAGACATACACAACTCCTTACTTTATCAAAGCAAGAGAAGTTGAAATATGGGATGATAAAAGTTGTATTTACAACAATATCATATATCCAAAGACGGGCAGTAATCTGCCCTGTTTTGGTATGGACTTGATGGGATTTTTTCAAAAGAAAGTCATCATAGTTTTTGACTATCAACATCCAGTAGAGAACTATTTGTTTTCAGTTGAAGGACTACCAAAAAGTGAAGGAGACTATCGTTTCTTTGAACCTGGTAATCATTTCTCTGAAAATGTTTATATTGCTAAATGCACGATGGATGAAGTTGATGACCACTTGGAAATGTTTACCAAATACTTGACAAAGTACAGGGATATGGTAGAATTAGAGAAACCCACTGGTGAAGACACTAGTGTTTATAAAGACTTCGATGCTTATATGACTAAACTTGACCCAGTATCAGGATATCTGAAAGGTAAGTTTGGAGAAGAAAGAGCAGAGAGTCTGGTAAATGACTTTTTATTTTGCTATGATTAATGCTTGGAGTCTAGCGTGGGAGGCACTATACGGAGATATGGACAAAGAATTTCCTATCATTGATACAAGTGTAGGTGCAGGTAATACTGCTGCTGAAAAAACAAATCGTTATGATAATGATGGACTTGATTATGAAGTCGATTTATTTGACGGTGCTTCTGCTGACTATATGGCAGACATAGACGATATGTATGCACATCAATTTACAACTTGGGACGATGGAATGTCTCTACAAGTAACAGAAGAAAAACCAATGGCACACTATTTTAAATATCACGAAAAAGAAATTTTAAAAGATATTGAAGAATACGTATCAAGAACATATCAAGGACATTACACAGGTAAGTCACACGAATATCGTAATGTTCAGACTTTAGATTTGATGGCAGCTAAAGAACTTGCATCAGGATTTTGTCAGGCAAACATACTGAAATATGGAAGTAGGTATGGAAACAAAGACGGAAGGAACACAAAAGACTTGATGAAAGTCATACATTATGCTATGCTATTATTACACTTTGATGGGCACTATGGTAAACCATCTATGTCAACTGGAAACATTGACGAAATCGACCACAACATGCCTTAATTATGGAATTCATGAAATTATCAGACAGCACACTTACAGTTCTTAAAAATTTTGCAGGGATTAATAATTCGATTCTTGTAAAAGAAGGAAGTCAACTACGCACCATATCAGTTGCAAAGAATATTCTTGCAGAAGCAGATATACCAGAAGATTTTCCAAGAGACGTTGCAATATACGACCTTAACCAGTTTCTAAACGGATTAAGTTTACATCAAGACCCTAATCTTGATTTTACAGAAGACGCATATATTTCAATTGAAGAGGGTAAAAGAAGAGTTAAATATTTTTATGCAGACCCACAAGTTATTATTGCTCCACCAGATAAAGAGATTAATTTACCAACTAAAGAAGTTTGTTTTCAATTAGAAAGTACATCATTAGAAAAACTTGTAAAAGCAGCTGCAGTTTATCAACTACCTGATTTATCTGTACTTGGTAAAGATGGTGATATTCATATGGTTGTTCGTGATAAAAAGAATGATACATCTAACGAATATGCTGTTTATGTTGGTGAAACTGACCAGACATTTGAATTTAATTTTAAGGTAGAGAATATTAAAATTATACCTGGTGCTTATGATGTTGTAATATCATCTAAGTTGCTTTCAGAGTTTACAAATAAACAATATAATCTTAAGTATTTTATAGCATTAGAACCAGATTCAACATTTGGTTAATGTATAATCTTACAGAAGAAGAATGGGAATGTGTAAGGGTATGTGTCGCAAATGCACCTATACCCTACGACATTACAAAAAAGAAAATACCTGCAGATATCTTAGCAAAGATAGGACAACCTATTAGAAAGAAAGAAGAAGGTATTGCTAAAGTAAAATACGATTTAACACCATACGGAATACAACCTGACGAATGAAACTTACACAAGAACTTATTGATAAAATTCAAGAGGCAATGTTACATACCAACTTAAAAGGTGAAATCAACTGGAAAGATGGTGATGATATTGAAGTACAGATTGCAGGTACTTTTGCAAAAGATAAATTTATTGTATTGAAAAACGTATCAAAAAATCCTTTTGAAAATGCTCAACCACATCCTTACTTTGATTATGAGAAGAAGGTGTTTACTAAAGATGGTAGAGAAGAATATATGAAAGAATATGCAACTCAAAGATTGCACAATGATATAAAAAAGGAAAATGAAAGAATTTGATTATGACCTCGATTACAAGAACATTGATTTTACAGTTGAAGAGAATCGCAAACTTTATCGTATTGGAAGGGGAGAACAAGGAGTGTTACTGGTACGGCCTTACACTAACGATATATGCGCTCATTGGAGATTTGTAAATGAAACTATTGCTCGCAAATCTGCTAATAAAATCTACTCCATGTTTTGTGACTATAAGGAGCAACAAGACTTCATTGGAATGGATATGGCAAGGAAGTTTCTTGAAATGGGATTTACTCGCTCCCGTAGGTATGCAAATCATCCTAGTGGAAAGAAGTACGCTAGAGATGGTTCCGTATCACCGCAGTCGCCAACCGCACTACACTGTGAAAAGTCCCGCTCTGCAACTGTTTTCAAAAAAGTGAGAGACAAGGCAGCGTACGATGAGACATATCAGTCTATGAGAAAAGAATGGAGGTCACAGGAATGACCGAGTTGATAGGAAAAGATGACCCACGTTACTTCTCTCAGACTTGTAACAAATCATATGATAGGCATCACTACAAAATGATTTGCAAAAGTAAATCTGTTGTGTTAGAATCATGGGATGAGGTACAAGAATATTGGTGGAATAATATTGCATTTAATCCAGATATGATTGTTGAAGTAATTGACAAACCAAAAACAACAAAGGGTTTTAAATAATGAGTGATTGTCTTTGGGTTGAAAAGTATCGACCTAAAACAATTGAAGAATGTATTTTGCCTGCAAATACAAAGAAAACGTTTTCAAGTTTTCTAAAGAAGGGTGAAGTTCCAAATCTACTACTTGCAGGCCCTGCTGGGTGTGGTAAGACCACTGTTGCAAAAGCTCTGTGTCATGAACTTGGTGCAGACTTTTATGTTATCAATGGTTCCGATGAAGGTCGTTTTCTTGACACTGTAAGAAATCAGGCAAAGAACTTTGCATCCACGGTATCTTTGATGGGTGGTGCAAAACATAAAGTTATCATCATTGATGAGGCAGATAACACAACTCATGATGTTCAACTTTTACTTCGTGCAAACATCGAAGAGTTCTATGGTAATTGTAGATTCATATTTACTTGCAACTATAAGAACAAAATAATTGAACCATTACACTCAAGATGTGCAGTTGTGGATTTCTCTATCAAAGGCAAGGAGAAACAGGAGATTGCAGTTGAGTTCTTCAAAAGACTTAACTATATTCTTGATGAACAAAGAGTTGAATATGATAAGAAAGTAATTGTAGAACTTATCAATAAACATTTTCCTGATTGGAGAAGAGTGTTGAATGAGTGTCAAAGATATTCTGCAAGTGGTAGAATAGACACAGGCATTCTTGCAACATTCTCTGATGTATCAATCAATGACCTTACAAAGAATCTCAAGGAGAAAAACTTTCCTGCTGTTCGTAAGTGGTGTGTAGATAATTTAGATAATGATCCTGCTATACTTTTACGTCGCATATACGACTCTCTATATGGTTCTCTCAAGAATGCCAGTATCCCTGCCGCAGTTCTTATCATTGCTAGATATCAATATCAAATTGCCTTTGTTGCAGATCA